TCCTAGAAGAAAACTTTGATGAAGATGAACTAGACGAAGATGAACTAGAGATAGATAGACTGTCGATAGATTTATTAAGTGTAGATTTCTTAATAGATTTATTAGCTTTCATAGAAGGTGAAGAAAGGGTTTCTAAGATTGGAGATGTAACTATAGAAGGTATAACTGCTGGATATGACGCTAAAGCACAAACCTATTCTTTTGTGGATGGAGAGATGCTTACTTTCTTTAGAAGTGTAGAAAATACAATAGACTTACAAATAGAAAAAAGGAGTGCTTACAACATACAGATATTATCTGCTGGTAAATTTATAGATATAACAGTGAACGGAGGAGGAGATGGTACGATTATTATTAATCAGTCTGATTAGTTTTCCTTTGTTTGCTGGAAATAATACAACTACTATTCAGCAGAAAGGCGATGACTCCATCATTAACATTAAGCAAGTAGGGTATACAAATAATGCCACAGTCTATTGTGGTTTAAGTAACGGAGTTTACCAAACACACACCTGTACTAGGGCAACAATCAATTTAAATACCACTGGTTCTGGAAATACGACTAAAGCATATTCTCAATGGTCTAATCACTCAGATAACACTTTCAACATAACTCAAGATGGTGATAACAATTATGGGTATCTTGACCTAGACAAAGACGACAATACAGGCACTGTTACGCAGACAGGCGACAGCAATCATGGCGAGATATTAATGGCAGGAGATGACACAAACTATTCAATAACTCAAACTGGAAATAATAAGTATGCAAAAATTCTTGCATTTGGAGATGATGCCACTACAACCATTACACAATCAGGAACAGGACAACATAACGCTTACGTCTATAACTACAACTACGCTGATGGTAATACCACAACGATTACACAATCAGGCTCAGGAGACCATGATGCAGATATATTTTGGTATTCAGACGCAGATGATGGAACAGCGTCTATAAATCAATCAGGCTCAGGAGACCATACCGCCAGACTTAATTTCTATAAAGACGATTACAACGTGGCAGTAACTCAAAGCGGAGCAACAGATAAAAGTTTTACAGCGACCTACAACTGCGTAACCAATTGCACAAAGACTTTAACTATTACTCAGTATGATTAAGCGGTTTTTACCTCTAGCTATATTATTAATATTAGGATTGCCAATAATTTATGAGTTTAAACCTTATGAAATACTTAAACTTAAAACCTTTGATGCTTTAATACCAGAGCAAGAGCCTTCAGGTTATTTTACTGTACTAAACATAACAGAAGATGATATAACTAGAGAAGGTGGCTATCCACTGAGTAGACAAAGGCTCGCTGAAATACAGATAGAAATTTTAAATAGTGGAGCGATAGGTGTCGGTTGGGTAGTCGCCTTTCCTCAACCAGATAGATTTGGCGGAGATGCAGAATTCTCTGAAGCCTTATCTTACGCACCAAGTATCTTGGCAATGTTTGAAAATGATAATGGAAATTATCCGCCCACTACTGGAACAGTCATTATGGGTGATGACAAAGGTGGTATAGATGCAAAGGGCGTTATTCAGAATATACACATACTCAGACAAAGCGCCAATCAAGGTATAGCCGTAGCAAGGGTTGAAGTAGATTCTTTAATAAGACGATTGCCCTTATTGCTAAGAACTCCTGATGGTTGGGTTCCTGCTTATGGTACTGAGGTTCTGAAGATATTAACTGGTGCTGATACCTACGTTATAAAGACCAATGAAATAGGTATAGAAGAAATAAGAGTTAAAGGTTTACCGCCTGTTAAAACAGATGTACTTGGTCGTAAGTGGATAAGTTGGGTTGATACACCGCAAACAGACTTAAAGGAAATGAATGTAGAAGGTAAGTTTGTGTTCGTTGGTTTCACGGCAAAAGGGATAATGCCACAACTAAGCGTACCTAATGGTCAACTCTTAGAGCCACATAAGATTCAAGCTGCATTAGCTGAGTCTATTCTTATTGAAAACAGTCCTTACGTTCCTGACTACGCATTAGCAGTAGAAGCAGGTATATTTGCCCTCTCAGTACTCTTTACGTGGCTTCTGCTGCACGTTTTTGGTATAACCCTTGGCATTACTCTATTTATAACTTTGATGCTTACAACGGCTTATTTTAGCTTCTATACAATTCAACAAGGATTGTTAATAGACGTAACATGGACATTAATATCACAGTTCATTACAGGTTCAGTAGCTTTCTACTTAAGGTTTAGAGAACAGTTTAAATTAAGACAGCAGATTAAAAAACAATTTGAACACTACCTAGACCCTGCACAAGTTAAGAGATTACAAAGCAATCCAGAGCTTTTAAAGTTAGGTGGTGAAAAGAGGTACTGTACCTTTTTGTTTACAGATGTCAGAGGTTTCACAGCCATGTCAGAAAACTTAGAGCCTGAAGATGTCGCTCTAATAATGAATAAAGCTTTAACTGTTCAACAGAAAGCCGTTCAGGTTCATGGCGGAATGGTAGACAAATACATTGGGGACGCAATGATGGCTATATTTAATGCTCCTTTAGATTTAGATAACCATGAACAGAAAGCAGTAGACTGTGCATTAAGTATGCAAGAAGGTATGTTATTTCTTAATGATGATTTAGAAAAGGAAGGACTTCCTCCTATAGAAATTGGTATAGGTATCCATAGTGGAAAAGCTGTAGTTGGAAACATGGGAAGTGAATCTAGATTTGATTATACGGCTATAGGAGATGCCGTAAATACAGCAGCAAGAACTGAGTCTGCTTGTAAAGAAGCAGGACATAACCTCTTGATTACTAAAGATACTATTTCTAAATGTTCAAATACTTTTGAAGTACTCAAGCCTATACCTGTGAAAGGTAAATCTGTTCCTTTAAATATCAATACAATACTTTAAAAGGTAGCGTCCAACTGAACTTCTATCTTTTTATGTAGAGGTTCTAAAGCTAGTTTAGCTTCTTGTATTGCTTTAAGTATAACAAGTCTATCATCTTTTTGAAATCTATGTATTTCTTCTTCAGGGAAGCTAGATATTTCTGTAACTAATTTGTTATCAGAATCAATAACTAACTTCCAACTAATAAGGTTAGCTTCCGATGCCTTCATTATTTATCTCCATAAAGTTTACAACATCTTGTTTCCCACGAAGTCCTGCTTTCATGTAAGAAGTTGCTCGACCTTCAAAAAAGTTTTGATGTTCAACACCCATAACTTCATCAATCCAACCTAAAGGATTCTCTCGTTGGTCGTAGTTTGTTTTTAATCCTAGCTGAAGTAATCTTCTATCAGCTATATATCTGTTGTATGCATACATGTCTTTCTTTGTAAGACCTTGTAAGTCTCCCATTTCGAATACTAAATCAAGAAACTTATCTTCAAGCGTAACCATTTCTCTACAGATTTCATAAAGTTCTTTCTTAAAATTATCTGTCCAGATATCAAGATTCTCTTGTATAAATTCTCTAAACAACTGTGTCATAGCCTCAACGTGTAATGATTCATCGCGTATAGAGTACGTAACTATCTGCCCCATACCTTTCATTTTACCAAAGCGAGGGAAGTTTAGCAAGATAGCAAAACTACTAAAGAGTTGTAAGCCTTCTGTAAATGCCGAGTAAACTGCTAAAGTTTTAGCAATAGTTTTTTTATCTTTTTTACGCGGCTTAAAGGTTGATATATAATCATGTTTAGCTGCCATTTCTTCGTACTCTGAGAAAGCTTTGTATTCTATTTCAGGCATACCTACTGTATCAAGTAGTACACTATATGCATCTTGGTGTATACCCTCCATATTTACAAAAGAACCCATCATCATTCTAGCTTCAGGCTTTCTAAACATAGGCATATACTTATCTATATACCCCGAAGCTACGTCTACATCTGATTGAGTAAACAGTCTAAATATTTGAGTTAATAGGTTTTTTTCTTCAGGTGAAATTTCTTGCCAGTCTTTTACGTCTGTATGTAGGGGCACAGAGTCAGTCACCCAATGCATTTGATTTTGTAATTTAAAGTAATCGTACATCCACGGGTACTCAAAAGGTTTGTAGTAATCTCTATTGCTTAGTAAGCTCATGTGTTCTCCTGTAAATAGTTAATTGCTTTTGTTAATTTTTGTATATCATCTTTAAAATGTCCTAGACCTAGGTTACACATACCACATAAAATACCTCTAATTTTATTAGTTGTGTGACAATGGTCTACATGAATATGTTTTGTATCCAAAATAGTAAAAGAAGTTAAACAAATTTTACATTTATCATTTTGTTCGTCTAACATATTCTTATAGTCTTCAGATGATAATCCATATTTTTTCTCTCTCCAATAAGCAGCTTTCTGTTCTTTATTTTTTTCATTATATTCTTTTCTTTGAGCAGCTATCTGTTCTTTATTTTTTTCATAATATTCTTTTTGTTGAGCAGCTATCTGTTCTTTATTTTTTTCATTATATTCTTTTTGTTGAGCAGCTATCTGTTCTTTATTTTTTTCTCTGTATTCTTTAATAGCTTCTTTATTTTTTTCTCTGTATTCTTTTTGTTGAGCAAGACGTTTTTCTCTATTATCTTCTTGATATGTTTTTACTCTATCACATATAGCTTCTTTATTTTTTATATAATATTCTTTATCATAAGCAGCTTTCTGTTCTTTAGTTTGAGACATTATATTCCTCCACTTGTTTAGCATACTTTTCAAGTAGCCATTTGTTATAAGTTTTAATATATTCTTCTTCAGTTAATTTTACTGCACCAAAGGCTGAGTTCTCGTCACAATGGTCTAGCCACATACGAGTGCAAAAACTTTTAAAATTATTTGACATCTTTATCCCTCACAAGCTATACAATCTACCTCGTCTAATTTAATACGCGGTATCTTAATATTAACATTCTCTGCAGTTCTAGCAGCATCTGACCTAAAGTAATATAAAGACTTTAGTTTGTGCATAGCATACCAATGTACATCGTTGACATACTGCATATAATCGTCATGTATTTCTTGACTGTCTGTAGTCTTAGGTAATGTAAAAAATAAATTAACACTTTGACTTTGGCAAATATACTGTTGTCTCATATGAGCGTGTTCAACTATCCAGATTTGATTTAACTCATCTGCTGTTTTAAATATTTCTTTTTCTTTATCTGTAAAGATATCCATGTCTTGTATAGAACCTTTCTTAGCAGTTATCTCTTTCCAAATTTTTACTTTACTTCCTTTCTTCTTAGAAATAATCTTATCTAAGTATTTATTTTTAACTTGGTACGAACCTGAGAGAGTTTTGTGTGTAAAAATGTTCGCACGATTTGGTTCAATACTAGGGGAAGTGCCACCGCATATAATACTACTACTGGCATTAGGAGCAATAGCCAAAAGGTGAGCGTTACGCATACCTGAACCACTAATATCAGGAGCTTCACCACGATTCTCCGCAAGAACTTTACTCGCAGCCACGGACTTAGTTTTAATATGGTTAAAAGCTTTGTTGTTAAATCCTGTAGCAAAGATTCCCTCAAATGGAATGTTATTTTTTTGAAGATAGGCATGGAAGCCCATTGCCCCCAAACCAAGTGACCTTTCTCTATAAGCAGAGAAGCTAGATTTTGTGAAGCCTTCCTTACCTTCTCGTATATAACTTTTAAACCTTTTAAAATTTGCATTGTAATCTCCTAATTCTGTTGTATCAATTGCGTTGTCTATGAAATGTTGAATAACATTATCCAACATAGTAATTAAATCTGATATAAAGTTTTCATCTTTGGACCATTTATCAAAATGTTCTAGGTTTACTGAAGACAAACAACAGACTGCAGTTCTTTCTTCATTGGTTGGTAAGGTTATTTCAGAACATAAATTACTTTGCTTAATATCTAAACCTAAATCTTTCTGACCTTTTGGTAAAGCATCATTACAAGTATCTATATTAACCATGTAAGGCTCACCTGTCTCTGCTCTAGCGTGTATTATCTGCCACCATAAATCCCTAGCATTAACAGTCTTAACTGCTTCACCTGTCTTAGGGTCTATGAGTCTCCAGTCTGCATCTTCTTGTACGGCTTGTAAAAACTCATTGGTTATATTAACTCCGTTGTGAATGTTAAGGCACTTCCTATTTATATCTCCACCTGATTCTTTTCTTATGTTTATGAACTCTTCTATTTCAGGGTGGTCAATATTCATGTAAGAAGCATAGCTTCCTCGTCTTGTAACTCCCTGATTAAATGCTAACATCTGAGAGTCAACTACTTTCATGAATGGAATTGAACCAGTAGAACGACTATTGTTAGCAGTAGCAATGCCGTTACTTCTAACATCTCCCCAATATCCACCAATACCTCCACCTGAACTAGCGAGCCATATGTTTTCATCATAATGAGAAGATAACCCGTCACGGCTATCAGGTACGTAATTGAGAAAGCAGCTAATAGGTAGACCCCGATTAGTTCCCCCATTGCTAAGAATAGGAGTGCTAAACATGAACCATAGAGAGGAACTGTACGTATAAAGTCTTTGAGCCAACTCAAAATCCGTAACTCCTTTAAAGGTTGCTCCGAATATTGATGCTCTTGCGAATGCTTCTTGTGCATATGTTTCTCCTGATGCTTCGTAAAGATACCTATCCTTTAAAGTATCTAAACTGAATTTATTTAATTTGTTTTCGTTGTTATAATCTATTTTAATACCTAAGTATTCCTTTTGACCTACCTTGTCTTCGACCATTAGCCGTTCTCCTTCTCATTTAAATATAATGCAATCAATGCATAGTGTATAATCTTAAGTAGGTCTGCGTCAGACTTACCATTCTTCTTCCCATATCTCATGGCATACTTCATTATATTTCCTATACAAAAACCTTCTCCATGTCCTGCATCTATAATCATATCAGTTGCTTGATATTTAGAATGAGCGTAGTGTTGTGTATAGGTATCATCTATATACTGTTCAACTCCTCTAAGGTTTATTTTTTCATCAAATTTATATTCCATATTATTCTGTCCATTCTTTAGGTAGTGTGTGTTCAGAGTACCACCTAAATTTATTTTTTTCTGCCCACTCTGCATGGCTTCTTTTACTTCCGTCTTTTCTTCTCTTAGCTTGTGGCATAGGAGAACTAGGACTAGAAAACAAAAAGACTAACTCTTGTTTAGGCTTAAGAGACTTACGTATCCAAACGTACTTATTGTATTCGTTGTAATCCCAAAACCTACCTTTAGCTTCTAATAGGTATTCTATACCATTAATAGTTTTTGTAAAGTCAGGCTCATACTTATGCTCTATAACATAAGGAATCTTATCAGAATGATGTGACCACTTTGATAAAACATCTTGGTGCAATATATACTCCCACCCTGAATCATATCCTTTAGGAAGATTCTTTTCAGTAGGTCTAATTTTTCGTGGCTTTCGATAACCTCTTTTCATAAAATTCCTTTTTTAATTTTTGATTAAACCACTTCTGAGAAAATGAAGATAGCATTATTCTTTGATTAGCATATACATGCTTTTGGTCAGGCATGTAGTCTTCAAAGTTTTGTAAGTTTATTTTAGACGCTTCATGTTCAGGTAATAAAGACTGAAGCCATTCAACTGTTAAGCCTTTAGCTTTTCTTCGTAATTTCTTAGCTTGTCTACCATTCATATTATTTCCTTTACGTTTGGTAGCTTCTCTACCTTAGTTAAATATACATTACCTTTTGCATATGCGAATGTTCGTAACCCTTTACCTTCATTAACATCTGAATAGCATGTAAATTTATGAGGGCAATAGTTGCATCCCATTGGTAATTTCATGTTACCAGAAACACCCTCCGCTATAATATTATAGCATCTGTCAGGAGGGTTGTCAAGAGCAATAGCCTTTTTAACCTCTTTTATTTTGTGAACAATGTTTGGCTTCTCTAAATCGTCAGGAATAAAGGTAGTTAATTCTCCTGTTTCTTTATTCATAACTAAGAAACCACCATTAGAAGTCTGCTCTGCTTCTTCATACCCTGCTAACTGTGAAAGATATCCGAAGTTATCGTTTTGGGCAAGCGTACCCTCTTTAAATTTCTTAAACGCAAACCCTGATGCAGTCTTAACATCAATAACTTCTCCGTCTATAATAGAATCCATATGTCCTTTGATGCCTTTAACTGATACTTCTTTTTGTTCTCCTGATACAACGTGCCCTGAAAGACGAACAAAGAATAAAAGTAAAACTTCAAGTAAATGTCCATACAAAAACTTAATGAATGTAGGGGCATCTATCTTCTCTTGATGTTCCTCTGATAAGTTTAAATCATACCATAGTCTACGTAGAGGTCTACCAATATTAGACATTCTTAAACCGCTTTTAGGTCTAGGTTGTGGGGTTGCCCACCCTCTTAAAGCATCAGACATTTCCTGACCAAACTTTTCATAGTCTTCGTCTGATATTTTAATAGCTTTATCTTCCGATAAAACTCCTATAGTTTTATAGATATCTTCTACAAGAGTATCTAGTTTAGGCAACTTCTTTTTTGTCTGTTTCTTTTTCATCTTTAATTTCTTTAAAAGCTTTGATAACATCTGACGAGAATAGTTTTTGTAAGTTCACTAAGAACATACGACTCGCATTGTTATCTCCACCCGATACAGTTTTAAAAGTATCTAGTTTATCGACTATCTTTCTGAGAGTATCTGTATGGAAAACAAGAGTGCAGTACTCGTCTTTACCTATACACAGGTTATGAAACCAGTAATCAGACTCAGTTGCTCTAATGCCTGAAGGTTTACCCCAAGACTCGTACTCAATGCAAATGTTACCTGACTTCTGCCAAATATCTCTTTCTGATTTGACTTCTATCTTTTTATTAGTGAGCATGTCTGCTATCTTTTCTTCTCTAACAGTACCATACTGTAAATCTAAATCAAATTTCTTTCTATCTTTTTTAGTGGGTTTCATTATTTTCTCCTTTGTTATTAAATTACCATTCACCACAACCGCCTACATCATCACACATGGGGTAATTTCTACACCCTAAATGTTCTATTTCCCATTCCAGTTCTTTCTTTTGTTTTTTAGTAAGAGGTTTATTTGCATAATATTTCTCAGCCTCACTACCAGTCACTTGCATTTCATATAGTTCTTTATTTGTATACTTAATGAGTTTCATACCAACTGTCTCCTATATTAAATTCGCCCGTTAATGGACACCTTAAATCATATTCTTTAGATGCTTGTTCTATACATCTAACTGCTAATGCACCTACCCCATTTGCATGAGATTCAGGTACTTCTATCTGCCATTCGTCATGAATGTTAGCAACTATTTTAGCAGGGATAGTTTGTAATTCTAACATATCCGATAAAATAATTAAAGCTTTTTTCATAACTATCGCACCTGCTCCTTGTAACAAAGTATTCAAGGAAGCGTGTCTGTGTCTAATAAATATCTTGCGTCCGTCTAATCCTTTTAAGTATCCTCTTGAAGATGCTCTTTCAACTCTATCTCTAAGAGTTTTAAATGCAGGGTTATTATTGATAAAAGATTCTCTAAGTTGTTTACCTTGCTTTCTACTTCCTTGCACGATTGAACCAAGCTTTGAGTCTCCCGCCCCGTAAATAAGTGCGTAGATGAATGTCTTACTCTGATTTCTTGATTCAAGTCCTGCAGACCTTTGGTTAGTTGTGTGAATATCTCCGTTGATAATTTCATTTATATACTCCTCGTCAGCCATATAGTGTGCTAACAATCTTAATTCTAAACCACTAGCATCTATACCTACTAGCTTGTTCCCTTTATCTACTACCCAACAGGCTCTACATTCTTTACCATAAGGACTACTTACGCTAGGAACTTGAGCCATGTTAGGGTTTCTGTGTGCCATTCTACCTGTGATTGCACCTGTAGATAATACTGAACCATGTACTCTATCATCATCTGCTACTGAATCTAACCATGAACTAATTTGTGCAATTCTTTTTTGATATAATAAAAAGTCTGCTATTAGTTTAGCTTCTTTAATGTGAGTAATATTTTTTAATGTACCTTCATCAACAATAGGTTGACCTGTAGGTGTAAACTTTTTAGGCTTCCAACCAAAACTAATTAAGTATTCTCCAATCTGTTTACGAGAACCTAAGTTAAATTCTACTAACTCTTTTCTCATAAAAGGTTTCATGTTTTTTGAGGTTTGTATTTCTTCAAACTCATACTCTGTTAAACCTGATTTAGAAAGTGTTCCGTCTTGTTTTAATTTAGGAATTACTTCTTTTATGTCAACCCATTTAGGCTTGAAAGTTCTATGTACTTCATCTTGTACTTTCTTTATCTTACAGTTTAGTTCTGCTAATAAATTTGTTGCGTACTCAATATTAATTTTAAAGCCATGCTTTCTTTGCTCTTCTAAAATATAGGTTACTTGGTGTTCTAAGTCTATGCTTTCTTTAGAGAATCCTGCAGCTTCTTTCTTTAGATATTCAAATAAAAGTTTATTCAAAATCACATCTTTTAAACAATACTTTAAAGTATCTTTAGTATAAATATGGAAGTCTTCAGGAGGTAGGTCTTTTGCCATACCTAATTTAGAACCCCAAACTTTTAATGAATGTCCTTTCTCTCTGATAGGGTTTAAAAGCCGAGACAGAACTAAAGTATCTATGACTTTATCTTTATTCCACAGGTCAATATCATGTAGTTTTTTAATTACTGGGATGTCAAAGCCTATAATATTATGTCCAATAAGTTTGTCTGCTTCTGCTAAGAAGTCAAGACCTTTTAAAATATTATCATCTATAATGTCAAAGGTATATTGTTTATTGTTTTCATCTATTGCTACAATACAATGTATCTCTGTGGCATTTAAATCGTCTGTTTCTATATCAAATACTAACTCCATAAGTCCTCCCTAAAAAGGTAGTGTATCATCTGCACTAAAACTATTCAACATTTCTGTATCTTCGTACTCAGATAATCTACCTGTATTTTTATCATAAACTAATGCAGTTGCTAACCCTACATCTCCTGTGTAACGTGACTTAAGTACACGCAATCTTGTAGTCCTAGATTCTAATTCATCATCAGCTTGTTGATTCCTTTCTAAGGCTATCACGCAATCCGATAGTTGAGCAATCGCATTAGAACCTCTTAGATGTGATAAGCTTACGTTCACTCCATTCTCATGCCCTTTATCACCTTGCACTCTACGTAAGTGAGAGACAAGTATAATACCTGCACCCGTTTCTTCAACTAAACTTCTAAGCCTAGTCATAATAGAATCAATTGCTCTACGTTCGTCACCCTCTGTAGTGGCAGAGACTAACATATGTAAATGGTCAACTATAACCCAACGACAATCACACCCTACAATAAGATAACGAAGCTTAGAAAATATATCTTCAATATCATTTGTACCAAAATGAGCATGAATAAATACTTTGTCGTGGTCAAAAGTTTTATTAAACATTTTAACTAAGTCTTGCTCTTTATATTTATCTCTTATGTCGTCAATGTAAAGCCTGTCATTAGCTTCAATAGATAAGATGCCGTCTACTGTACGTCTCCAATCTTCTTCTAAGGCTATGACTCCTACGTTATCCTCTGTTTGATGTATAAGCCAATGCTCTAACTCCCTAGTGACAGAAGACTTACCCAAGCCTGTACCTCCGGTTAAAGTTAACAATTCCGACTGACGTAAGCCTATCAATTTTTTATTAAGACCATGCCAAGGATAAGGTACACTACTTCTTTTCTCTCTATTGAGAAAGTCTTCTTGCTTCTCAGAGACTCGAATGATACCACTAGGTGTAAAGACTTTAGCATCCCACCAAGCTTGAGTAAATTCTTTATGTAAATTTTTACGAAGCATATCGTTAGCATCTTTACATCCATTAGGAATAGAAAGTATTTTAGCCTTACGTGGTTTAATAATACTTGCTACTTTCTGCGATGCTTCTATACCATGCTTGTCATTGTCAAAACAAATGACTACATTATCAAAACTTTCTACGTATTCAATGTTATCTTTAATGTCTCTGACTGCACCCTGTACTCCATTTCTAATAGAAACTACTGCCCATTTACTACCAAGTAATTCATAAGCTGCCATAGCATCACATTCGCCCTCAACTATAGTTAAATATTTACCACCCTCTTTAAAGAGTTGCTGACCAAAGAGACCTGTGCCTGCTGTCGTTCCTTCAAACTTAAAATTTTTATCTTTAACATATCTTATCTTAGTACCTGTTTGTTCATTATTTATATGGTAAGGATATCTGTGTTGAGCCAAGACTCCTTGAGAGTCATACACAACCTTCACTCCATACTTCATGGCAGTCTCTTTTAGTATACTTCTATCTGTAAGAGGTGCGTATGTACCACTATGTACTGTTTCTGTTGGAGGTGTTGGTGGTTTAGTATAATTATTATTCATAGGTACAATGTTCTTTGGTTTAGGCGTAAACTTTCCGCAACTAAAACACTTAGTTGACCTGTCTTCATTGATGCAAAGAGCATCACTACTGTTACAATCAGGACAGGGTTGATGTGTTTTATAAAAAGGACTAAATTTATTATCTATCATATATCTTCCATAAAAAAGGCTAGACACTATACACAGTAATGCCTAGCCAAATTTTAAAACAACTTAACTTTCTTCTGTGCTTTCGTCAAGTTCAGTTTCTTCCAAAGGGAGAGAACCTTCATCATTATATAATGCTACGATTCTGTTTGAAAAGAAATTAATACCTGCTTGTAATTCTTCTAAGTCAAGCGTGACATTAGCTTTCTTTTGATTCAGTCGTTGAAGTCTTCCGAAGATTTGCTGACCTTCTTCAGGTAAATCTTCTACGAAAACTTGTACGTCATCTATAGTAATGAAAGGTTTATCTAGTTCTTCTAGTGTAACTTCTTCGTTTGCCATTAGAACTCCTCCCCGTCACCAAACGGATTTAATTCATCTCCGTCTTGTGACTTCATAGGTACTAAGTCTAGCACTTGCATAGCTTGGAAGTCTAAGCTAACACCTGATTTGCCTGCGTAATCCCAGTCAAACTCATTGTATTGAACTTTTACTGCCGAACCATTACCTACTGTAACATCCATAGGCTCTTTGTTGAGATTATAGAGTTTAGGTGCAGGTCTCTTGCCGTTCTTAGCATTAACTTTTCTTTTAATGGTCACAGCTTTACCTACATATTGAGGTTCACCGCTTTCATCTTTTAATGAAAAGTCTTTAACCTTAACTCCTCTTGAGCTAAAGTCTTGAGCGTCTTCATCACTAATTACTAGGTCTACTGTGTAGACTGGTTCAAAAGTTTCATTAGGTACTGTGACGCTCGCCCAGTACGCTTTTCCTATTGCTACTGCCATATTTTTACTCCTTATATAATAGTAGTGGTTAATGTGGAGTTATTATACTCCATTTTTCTAGAAAGTGTCAAGCACTTTTTCTAAAAACTTTATAATTCCTGATTGTTCTGAGTGTGCTACATGTACAATAAACTTTTTATTGTCTTCGTCATACTCATTCATGTAAGCATCTCCATTTTCATACATGGTTTTACCATTGTCTAAACAAAAGTTATCCCATTGATTAAACTGTAGTTGTGTTAGTATAAATCTTTTCATATTAATTTCCTAGTATTTTGATAGGCACATAACAATCTGTTATATCACCATTTAGTTTAAAAGAATTTAAGTAGCTATCCATACCTCTCTTTAACTTATTAGGTATGTTTGGAGTGTATCTTGTATTAACAACAATAGAGTTCTCTACGTCATACGTAACTTTAAAAGAATAATTTCTCCTTAAAGAGATATCTTTTATGTAAGGAAGAAGAGACATGTTTGGGGTAGGGCAAGAAGCAGTAGGTGTTATCTTAACGACAGGCATTTCGACAGGCAATTCTACTACCTCTTGCTCTTTAGCTTCAGAAGGGGTAGGTAAAGGTGTTGCAATCTTATCCTGATTACCTTTATCCTCAATCTCTTCAACTAATTCTTCTTCTTCTCTAGCAATCCTTTGTGGTTGAGTATCAAAAAACATTTGATAAAACGAATCAGCCGAGTCTTGTGTCTCCTGTAATTGTCGCTTAACTTCGTCTAACTCCACCGAATTATCTTCTATTTTCATTTCAAGATATTCAAAGTCTGTTAAATTTCTTTGAACATATTGTGATATTTTTAATAAATCATTATTTAATTTATTTATTTTTTTAAATTGTTCATCTTGATATTGTAGTTCTTCTACTAATGTTGTAATAAAAAATCCAAAAAACAATACATAAGCTCCTATATAAATATAATCTTTACGTTTCATACTTTCTCCTTTTAATTCGTTTGAGTTTTCCTCTCCAATTACTTTTCCAGACCTCTATTGTATCATCTGCAAAGTAAATTGTCAACACTCCATTGTCTGCATAGAGAGAAGTAATCCTATTTTTTTCCTGCTCTTCTGCATGGATTTTATGTGCGTCATACTCTGTCATCTTTCTTCTTCCAAGATAATTGTGTAGTCAAAGGGCTCACAGTTATCTAATAGTTCATGTAGTCTTTCTAAGATTTCTTTATCAGAAGGGTAGCCTTGAAAGTCTAATTCAAAATTAACTTTATACAAAGGCTCTATACCTCTCCACTCTGTCATTCTATGGAAGTAGAACTTTCTGTAGTTATCTTTATCTTCTTCATCTACATTTACATGACCACCAATTCCTTCAAAGTCTCCAAAGAATTTATCAGGCTCTAACTCTCTCCAACCTTCATAGCTACCATACTTAAACTTAACAGTCTTATTAGTTTGAATAGCTTTAATAACATCTAGTGTTGCTTGTGATATGTTAATCATTTTTTATCCTTTTCATACTTCCAAGTCTCTCTATTAAATCTAAGACCTAACAATTCTCTTAGTCTCCATTCTAAGTTTATTAAATTTTGCAGGTCACTTACATATAATTCTCCGCATTCATTTAACATTTGTGTTGCCGAATCTAACTCTCTTAGATATTTTGAGTATTGGTCTAACTCTTTTGAAGTTAATTCAATAACTGTTTTAGTTTTTAAATGTTTTACTTTCATTTTCCTTGACCTCTATATTTTTTATATGTCGATTTTTTTCTTTTGGGCATCGTGGCAAAGCCGACATTTCCTCTACCAATATGCGTTTTCTTTCCTCGTGAACCTGTTATAGGTTGATGCTCTACTTGTGTTCTTGCTTTTCTCATGTGTGTAGCAACCTCTCTTTCTCAGTAAGAGCCATAAACTCTAAGTCTTGTGATGATACTGCATCTCTGCAATGATTAGATAAAAACTTTATAATTAAAAAGTTTATATACAAATCATCTTTTGAAAACCCGTCATCATAATACTCGTCTACTATAAAATCAACACAGTCTTTTTCTAAGTCAGGTCGTGTATCTAACTGCCACATCTCACCTACTGTATCACTTACATATTCTAATATTTGTTCTCTGAATTTATTACTCATTAGCTTTTCTCCTCAAATACTAATTTAGTATCGTTGCCAAGTTCACTAGAATAATAAAATTCTAGTTCTTTTAAACCGTTATTGGTTCTGTTGTAAAAAGTTACCTTTTTATCTTTATCACTTCTATTTAACCTTTCTACTATTTCCTGTATTGTCATTAGCCTTTCTCCTTTAAGTCATCAAGAGCATCTTTCAGTTCATCAATCTGTTGTTGTAATGAATCTAAATCATCTTGAATATCGTAATGTAAATCATTAACTTTCTCACTAAGCTCCATAGCATGGTCATGGTCATACTTTTGTTGCTGTTGAACATCAAACAAATCATTTTTAATATCAGTAATCACATCTGAATCTTCTACAAGTTCTTGTATTGCTTTAATGATTAATTTTATTTCTTTATTTATTTTCATATTACTCTCGCTTCTATTAAGTTATCAATTACAAAGCCAGAATAATCTGTTCTAGCTTTAGCCTTTGCTTTTAGTCCAACAACTACGTTGTCTTCATCTAAAAATCTCATATCGTGTTCGTCTCCGTCTATAACCTTTAAGCCTTTATAGGCTAAAGGTATTTCTTTTCTAAAAACAACTGCTTTATTGTAAGGAACTTGATGAAATAACCCTGCATATTTTTTTGTTGCTTCTGAATAACTCCATGTCAAGTGGTAGTTTTCTATTCCTTCAACCTTTCTAGTAGGTATTTTAGTGTAATCATAGAACAACACATCAGGGAAATACTCAAAGATATTTTTATCTTTAACCTTGATAGTCTCCCATTGTATATCTGACGTTCCATTTAATCTTAGAGCAGGTAGCTTTCCTAAATCTTTACACTCTTTTTCAAATTTAAAAATGTCTTTAAATAATTCAGTCATGAAAGCTCCTTTATCATTTAAAAACATTAAGGTCTTTCTGATTCTAGCTTTCTGAACACTATTATAGAATCCATTTCCTGAAAGATTTAAACAAGGTTCATGGCACTTAGCAACTGTAGCATAAGGGCATACAGTATTCTTGCCGTCTGCTAAATTATGTGGAGCTAGATAAAGAATTCTACTAAAGTATTTGTCTTGTATCTTATTGCTCTTATCTACTTTGACACTACCGCTTGATAGTAATTTATATGTTGGCATAATTTTTCCTTAAACTCTGAATTTGATATTTAGTAGGCTCATAAGTTTGTCTGTATGGTGTAACAGAAACTAACTTAAAACCTTTTTTATGAATCTCAAATATATCTTCTTTGTGAGAATAGTTCTCTAAGTATCTGTATTTGTTATCTTTTAAATATCTCTTAGCACTCTCTAGTGTATTGAATATTTTCATATTAATTCCATTCGTTTCTTGTTGGGGTATTATACGCTCAACCCCAAAGTGAGGTCAAGCGTAAATAACAAGTAAGACTATATAACTCTTTTTAAGAATCTTCTAAAGAGAGAACTGTCGTAACCTCTATTAAGTTTTAAAGCCTTGAAAGAACTTTCAATATCTCTATTAAAATTAGGATTAGTTTTGTAAGTATTAGGTACTCTTAAGATAGTCATTGTAGGATTTGTTTCTCCTGCTTTAATTTTCTCATTAAACCTAACTTCGTCTTCAATAAAACCTGTCCTAAGATTTTTAGGTAAGATTTCATTAAGACTAACTTTACCATAGCTATGTACTCTGAAAGATGTTCCGTCTTTTGTTTCGTATCTTTCTTTATACTTTCTAACTTTAATCATAGAGATTCCTTCATCATTACCTCTATTCCATAATTGCTGTAGCTCTATTGGAGCTTGAGTTATAGGTAAAGTAGTATTAGAACCTCGTCTACTGTATTCTAGCACAGTAGAAGCTAATTGTTTATTGGTCATATCTTATATTCCAATTGTTGAGTTTAAATAAAAGTGGTAAACTCATTCCACTATTCGTTTCTTGTTGAGTATTCTACACTTGACCATTTGCACAGTCAAGCGTAAGTAACAAGTAATACTTTATCTCCAAGTTAAATGTTTTCTATTAAGTAAAACATCTAATGGATTGCTGTCAAAACCATAATCAGTCCACCAACCTTTAGGCTTAATATTATTATTAAGTTTTAAAGTATTGCTTAGTGCTGATTCTCTCCATTCTCTGAAGGCTAAAGTTTTATATTTATCTAAAGCTATTCTTGCTCTATGATTATTGGAGCGTAGCATAACCCATTTACGACCAATCTTAATAGTATAAAGTCTATAACCATATTTACCACACATAAAAGTTTTAAAATGGTCTGACATTTGTGGATTTAATAATCTTTCTTGTCTTTCTAAGCTAATAGGGTTTAATAAGTTTTCAATGGGTTTCATGTGTTGCCTCTCTAACTTTTCTTAAAATTTGACATAAAGCTTTACGTTTTAATCCATAAGTTGTTTCATCTTCTGACACATAAAAATCTGCATCATTACATAAAATTCTATGAGCATTATCATCACTCTCCACTTTATCTCTATTAACATCTGTATAAATATTAAAATTATACAACCCTTTGCTAGTGTTGAACACTTGAACAACAACATCATTATTAAAATATAATGTTTTTAACATAATAAACCTCCGTAGGTTTGTTTTAACTCCGCACAATTGCGTTGTTTGTTGAGCATTTTAGCGACTGAAGTTTTTGGTGTCAAGCGAAATCGCACGCGCGTGATTATATTTATAATAAGTTTTCTCTTGCTATCAATCCTTGCAATCTTTAAAAATAATTGTTATAATGCCTTGCAATCCTTAATTTTAAAGTAAGAAAATGTTTATAAGTAATGGTGTGTTGGTGTAGTAACACAGTAACTTGGTGTGTTAGAAGAGTAACACACTAAAACAACGACAGAAAAAAAATAATTGTTGACAGATTAAAATTTTTCTGAATGAGAAAAAATCTTTTTGTAGACAGACTGAAAAAATTATGCTTGCGATAAAAAAATATTTCTAGGTGTTTGTAGTTGTTGGGTGTATTTTATGGCTCAAGCGTTGAAAATGGTTTCAGCGTAATAACTTAAAAAGGATATAAAATGGTTAATAAAACTAAAAAAACTTTTCAAGAATGGGTGGCTTCTAGCAAGGAACAATTAGAAGCTTTACAACAACAATCAAAAGGGGAGCAAAACGAAAAGATTGCTTGGGGAGAGGTTAAAAGCCTTACTACGCATCTATGCAGTAAGGAAATAAAAAATAGACCTAAAGAAGCCGTTTACAATCGCGTATCAGCTTTTCTTTACAATGAAGTAAACAAAGGAAAAGGCTTTACTAAATTGCAGGTACTCAAAATAAAATCTTCCGAGACCTTCCCAAAAACTTTTGAAAAGAAATTTTTACAAAGTTTCAAGCAATGGGAAAGTGAAAACTTAGTATGAGTATTTCACTTAAACATCTAGCTACTTCTATTCAAGAGGATTTAAGGCTGCAACGCCTAAGCGGGAAAGAAACTTTTATTCGCTTAATGTTTGAAGAGAACTGCAAGGAAAGACTTGCAAATAATCTAGAGCCTTATTCTTGCATAGAGGAGTATATGAATAGAAATGAAAATTTTGTAATTCACCTTTACAGAAGAAAAGGCGGAATATTTAGTTAAAAAACTATAGAGGGGTGAGTCTAATAAATTTGCCCCTTTTTTATTATGAAAAAAGATAAAAACAATGTGATTAATTTAAGCAATCAAAAACTAAAAAAAAGTATTAAAAGCTTAAAATATATTAAAAGTAAAACTGTTGGCGTTGAATTAACTATTGATGCTCTTAGTAATGAACTCTCTCACATGATAGACGGGGTTATGATTATTGAAGAGGTAATTTCTAAAGAAGGTCTAATTGAATTTGATATAACAGAAATTAGTAAAGTTATAGATTTATTGGATGATGCTGAATATCTTTTAAGAGCACAGATTCTAAAAAAAGAATAAAGTTTAAAAATAAAAATCTAAGAACCCCAACTTAGATATTTTTTAAGGGTAGTTAAAAGCTACCCTTTTTTTACTTGTAGATAATTTAAAAATGTTATTTAATAGATTTACTTTTTAAATATAGGAGATAAAAAATGGAAGATATAAGAGTTAAGTTACCTAATACAAACGAGTTCAAGACAGCGTTTAATAACTTTTGGATAGCTAACCCACATTTAAAGAATGAGCCAATTATGTACATGTGCTCATCTAAAGGTTATGACTATTTCAAGCACTCAACAACTAGAGAGAATTACAAAGCTATAGAAAAAGTTAATTCTTAACAAATAAAACTAATTAAGAAGGGTACTTTAATCAGTACCCTTTTTTATGTCTGGAAGGTTTTTGTAGGTCTCTGGTAACTAGAAAGCCCATAAATGCGATTTAAGCCCTCTAAAGTCTCTTACCCCTTACTAGACCATTAGAAATCTGTAAAAGTCTCTCTAAGGGATTGTTAAGGCTATAGAAACGTACTTAACTCTTAGATGTTAAACCCCTATATCAGACGTTGATTATTTTCATTTATTCTAGGTAAACTTCATAAACTCTATAAATCTATCTAGGTTTTGGTCTGTTTCTTTGTAAATCTTTAAAGTTTTTAGAAACTTTTGAAGCTTTTAAAGTCTGTATAAATTTTAATCACTTATTAAGTTTAATTTGTAGATTTATAGAGTCTTTAAAGTACTGTATAAATGTATAGTATTTACAAAGTCTTTAAAATGTGATAGGGGCGCAGGACACCCTACCCACCCTACCCCTATATATGCACAATCTCATACATTTCTAAGAGTTTTGAATGTTAAGTAGGGTTGGTCGGGGGTATGTGGAACTTCTAAGTCTAGGAAGTCTTTAGATAACTATATAGGGGCTTTACTGGTGTTACTATGACCGGGCATAGTTAACTATTATTATACAGTTAAAACCTGTTTTTGTCAAGTAATATTTAATTTATTTTCATATAAGCTTGACAGAATCCAAAATAGCCTATATAATAGATAGCATATGAACTTACCCAGTAATTCAAAGAGGAGTCTAACAGTAAAACAACAAGACTTCCTCAATAACTTAATCGAAACAAAAGGAAATTTAAAGCTTTCAGCCGAACTTGCAGGCTATGCAGGAAATCACTACCAAGTAATAAATAGTCTTAGACAAGAAATAGTGGATTTAGCCGAGACAGTCCTCGCAAGGGAAGCACCTAAAGCAGCCTTTAAGCTCGTAGAAGTTATGGAGAGCGAGACAGCAGTACCGCAAGCTAATACAAAGCTTCAGGCTGCTCAGACAATCCTAGATAGGGTTGGGGTTTCTAAAACAGAACGATTAGATATTAATCAAAATGTTAATGGAGGTATATTCATACTGCCCGAAAAGCAATTAATAGATATTAAAGAAGAAGACTACGAAGATGTTAGTCCATCACAGTAGACCAACAATGAAGATATTTCTAACTGAATACCATCTAGATGATAAAGTCTATGCAGGAGTAAACATCTTTGCTTTAGATGATTATGAAGCAGAACTTATTGCTAAAGAGCAAGGAGTAACTATTGTAGGTGAAATCACAGGAATAGCATTCAAACCAGAGTTTGAAGACTACTTAAAAGAAGTAGATAAAATATATATAGAAGAGAAGATATTGCATTAATGACTAAGAAAGCAACACAGATAGGAACAGACGAAAAGCCTTATACATTTAAATCACCCATATATAAGAATACACACGGAAGTAAAGGAGCAAATCCAAGACCCGGCTTCTATTCTAAGCAGTATAAAGATAATTGGGAAAAGATTTTTGGTGCTAAGGATAAAGAAAATAAATAGGAGATAAAATGGATATATTAATAATATTAGTTGTTATAGTAGTTGTTGGTGCATTAGTACTTAAAAAGTCTAAGCCTGATACATATAACAGCCTTAAAGATAAAGTACTTAGTTTAATTAAGACTAAGTAATGACCCTAGAACAAATACTAGTATTGTTTGTTATGTTCTAGTTATTGTTTTGAGTTTTTATCATAGAAAAAGTAAACAATGAATGGTTATATAAAAAAGAAAGGAAAAACTATTCCTTTTGGTTATGAACTCTCAGAAATAAAAGGTTATCTCAAACCAATACCTGCACAACAAGAAAGTCTAGCAAAGTTTATTAAGCTTATACAAGAAGAAAGTTTAACTCTCAGAGAAGCAGCTAGACAACTCTCAGAAGAGACAGGACGTTCTATTAGTCACGTAGGTATATCAAAGATAGTTAAAAAACTAGAGCCCACTCCACCCCCAAGCAAATATAGATATTCTGCTGAACAAAAGCGGAAGATGGCTTTAGCTAAAAAAGAAAGAGAAATAAAGAAAGCTAAAGAAAAAATCTTAGCTAAAGAAAGAAAGGTTAAGAAAGAAAAAGAAGTAATTAAAAAAGCAACGGAGTCTACTACTAGTAATATTGTAATAGAAGAAGACCTAGAGTCCGTTGCTCCGTCAGTACAAGAAGTTATTAGAGACTCTAAAATTATCTTTCATCCTAATGATGGACCACAAACAGAGTTCTTAGCTGCAGATGAAAAGGATGTTTTATATGGTGGTGCTGCCGGTGGTGGAAAAAGCTATGCTATGATAGTTGACCCTCTACGCTATGCTCATAGGTCAGCACATAGAGCCTTAATACTTAGAAGGTCTATGCCAGAATTAAGAGAGATGATTGATAAATCCAGAGAGCTTTATCCTCAAGCATTTCCGGGTGCTAAGTTTAGAGAGGTTGAAAAGCTTTGGAACTTTCCTTCGGGTGCAAAAGTAGAATTTGGATTCCTTGAAAGAGATGCAGACGTATACAGATATCAAGGACAAGCATATAGTTGGATAGGTTTTGATGAGATAACACATTTACCTACAGAGTTCTCTTGGAACTATCTAGCCTCTCGTTTAAGAACAACAGACCCAGAAATTAAAACTTATCTTAGGTGTACTGCTAACCCCGGAGGTGTAGGGTCGCACTGGGTTAAAAATAGATACATAGAACCACAAAAGCATAATAAAAGCTTTGAAGGTAAAGATGGTTTAACTAGAAAGTTTATACCTGCTAAGTTAGCAGATAATCCATATTTAGCTAGAGACGGCATCTATGAACAGATGTTAAAATCTCTTCCTCCGATACAGCGAAGACAGTTACTAGAAGGCAATTGGGATGTAGCAGAAGGAGCTGCATTCGTAGAATTTGACCCTACTGCTCATGTTATTCCTCCTTTTGAGCTTCCTATTCATTGGGAAAGGCTTAAAGGCATTGACTATGGGTACGCTTCAGAAAGCTGTTGTTTATGGGGAATATTAGATTTAAATGATAATACTTTAATTATTTATCGCGAATTGTATCGAAAAGGCTTGACAGGTCACGAATTAGGTGCTATAATAACCGATATGGAGATAGAAGACCCTTTCTCCGTAAATGGTGTATTAGATACTGCAGCATGGGCTAACACAGGAACGACTGGACCAACTGTAGGAGAAGAGCTTTTAAAAGCAGGACATAAACTAAGAAGAGCAGATAAGAATCGTATTCAAGGTAAAATCCAAATACACGAATATTTGAAAGTAAGAGAAAACGGAAGACCTAAGTTGCAGATATTTAATACGTGTCCTAACTTAATAAGAGAGTTACAGAGTATTCCGTTATCAAAAACAAATCCAGAAGATGTAGATACACATGCTTCGGACCACGCGTATGACGCGTTAAGATATATGATAATGAGTAGACCTCGTATGGAAAACCCATTAGAAAGAATGAGAGGTTTTAAAAGAGAAATGTATAAACCTGCTGATTCTGAATTTGGATATTAAGCTTTATGGCAGAAAACAAAAATACATTTTTAAGTGCTGATAATATCTACGAAGAAGTAGAAGGGGAATCAGGTAAAACTTTAAATTTAGAAATAGACCAGAAACAAAACCTTGTAGGAATCATTCATGGTCGTTATGCTCAAGCAGAAGATGCTAGACAAACTGATGAAACACGTTGGTTAAAAGCATACGAAAACTATAGGGGTCTTTACAAAAATTCAGTTAAGTTTAGAGACAGCGAGAAGTCTCGTATTTTTGTAAAGATTACTAAAACAAAAGTCTTAGCTGCTTTTGGTCAATTGGTTGATGTTATATTTGGAACAGGTAAATTTCCAATAGGCATAGCAGAAACAAAACTTCCTGAAGGCGAAAAAGAAAATGCTTATCTAGATACACAGAACCCTACACCTAGTATTGAAATAACAGATGAGAATAGAGGGAATATAGTTGACCCTTTTGATGTTGGCTATGAAGGAGACGGAAAAGTTTTAGAAGCAGGTTCTACTTATGCTAAAGTAGAAAGCCTAGAAGAAAAAGCAGAGGATATGCTTACATCAGGATTATCAGTGATACCTGAAATTCCTGAAATAAGTCCTGCACAAAAAGCTGCAAGAAGGATGGAGAAACTTATCCATGACCAAATAGAAGAATCAAACGGGTCTGCAGAAATAAGAAATGCTTTATTAGAATCTGCATTACTAGGAACAGGAATTGTTAAAGGACCATTTAACTTTAATAAGAAATTACATAAGTGGTCTTCAGAAGGAGAAGAAAGAAACTATAATCCTTTAGAAGTAAGAGTACCGCGTATAGAGTTTGTCAGTTGTTGGGATTTTTATCCTGACCCTGCTGCAACAAATATAGAAGAATGCGAGTACATAGTTCATAGACATAAGATGAACAAAAGTCAATTAAGGCAATTACGTAATATGCCTTACTTTGATGAAGAAGCAATACGTAGTTGTTTGCAAATGGGAGCAAACTATGTTGAAAAAGATTTTGAAGGTCAACTTAAAGACGATGCAAGAAGTGATGATGGTTACGTAAGTAACTTTGAAGTTCTTGAATACTGGGGCATAATGGATGCAGAGTATGCAAGAGAAGTTGGAATTGAACTCTCTGATGATATAGATGATTTAGATGAAGTTCAAATAAATGCATGGGTATGCGGAGATAAATTGCTAAGAGCAGTTGTTAACCCTTTTACTCCTTATCGTATACCTTACAATGCATTCCCTTACGAAAGAAATCCTTATAATTTCTTTGGTATAGGTGTTGCTGAGAACATGGATGATTCTCAACAGATAATGAATGGACACGCTAGAATGGCTATTGATAACTTAGCACTAGCAGGTTCTCTTGTTTTTGATGTGGATGAGTCTGCTTTAGTAGGTGGACAATCAATGGATGTGTACCCCGGAAAAGTATTTAGAAGACAGGCAGGAATGCCCGGACAGTCAATATATGGTTTGAAGTTTCCTAATACTGCTCCAGAAAACATGATGATGTTTGACAAGTTTAGACAACTTGCAGACGAACAAACAGGCATACCTAGTTATTCTCATGGACAAACAGGTGTACAAAGTATGACTAGAACTGCTTCAGGCATGTCTATGTTGTTAGGTGCATCTAGTCTGAACATTAAAACAGTTATAAAGAATCTTGATGATTTTTTATTAAAGCCTTTAGGAGAATCATACTTCCAATGGAATATGCAGTTCTTTGAAGGTGGTCTTGATGTTAAAGGTGATTTAGAAGTTAGAGCAACTGGAACAAATAGCTTGATGCAAAAAGAAGTTAGAAGCCAAAGGCTTACTATGTTCTTACAAACTGCACAAAGTCCTGCTATTGCTCCTTTTGTTAAGATTTCTAAACTCGTAAGTGAACTAGCCTACAGCTTAGATTTAGACCCTGATGAAATACTCAATGACCCTGAAGAAGCTGCAATAATGGCTCAAATTATAGGAATGCAAAATGCTCAACAAACAACAGGCGAAGAACCTAGCCCTACTGGTCAACAATCCGGAGACATGGAATCCGCTACAGGAACACCTCAACCACCTCAAGACCTTGGAAGTACAGGCACTGGTGGGGGCAACATCGGAACAGGAGATGTTCCGCAGTCAGGGGAGACTACGTTTAGTGGTACACCTAGAGCAGTTGAGGGATGAAGTAGTAGAAGCAATAAATAGACAGGAAGAATAATGACAAAAGGTGAAACAAGGAATAAAAAAGAAGAAGGCGGAGACATAGATGCTCAAATGGAAACTTTAATGCCTACACATACTATGCCTGATGGTACTGAAATGCCGGGAGCAACACACGAAGAATACGAACAAACCATGTCAACAGATGAAGACATGGAAGATGGATACCTAGACTTTATATTAGATGAAGCTCTAGAAGATGAAGAAGAAACATATTTAATGGAACAATTAGAAAGCAACGATAGACTATCTCTTATATTTGATAAAGTCGTAGACGTTGCAACAGAATTCGCAGGGTCTGGACCAGTTGAAGGTCCGGGTTCTGGAGTATCCGATTCGATACCTGCAAGGTTATCGGATGGGGAGTTTGTCATAACTGCAAAAGCAACTGAAGAAATCGGAGTGGACAATTTAGAAGCTATGATGAAAGAAGCAGAAGCTCAAGCAGACGAAAGACAACAAATAGCGGAAGGCGGTATGATTGAAGAAGAAACTGTTGAAATGCCAGTACAAGCTGCACAACAACAAGATGTTCGAGTTTCAAGACCTACAGTATCTGCTCTTGCTGCAAAGCAAGAACATAAAGATATTGTAGGCGATGAGATTAAAAAAGGAATGTTATCTTCCAGACAATACGTTAGAAGCTAATAGCCGATAAAGCTACCCTAAGATATTAGGCACTTTATCACAATAATAACCGAAAGGCTACCTTTACAAACAAGCCCTCTAGTCGACATAGAGCTACCTTGTGAACGAAGCCCTGAGTAGGAGAAAAGAAAATGACTGAAAAAGTCTTACAAGAAGAAAAGGAAGCCAATCCTTATAATGCAAAAAAAGAATGGCACAATGTAGAAACTAAACCTTTCGTATCGGCAGATAGTTTATTTTATACACCGGTAGATGAAGTAGTAACTGAACCTTCAAGTGTAAAAGAAATAGAAAAGGAAGTAAGTGAGGATAAACCTTACAAACGTCCTAACTATAAAAAACGATATGATGATTTAAAGAAACATTATGATAGCAAACTTAATGAATTTAAGTCCAGAGAACATGAGTTATTGGAAGAAGCTACTAAAAATAGAACTGAATACAAAACTCCAAAGTCTGCTGAAGAACTTGAAGAATTTAAAAAAGAATATCCTGATGTATACGAAGTTGTAGAAACTGTAGCTCACTTACAAAGTGAATCTAAGGCAAAAGTTCTAGAAGAACGTCTTAGTCAACTCCAACAAAGAGAGCAAGAGATAGCACAACGAGATGCTTTAAAAAGGTTAGGAGAGAAGCATCCTGATTTTGAAGATATTAAAAATAGTGATACCTTCCAAAATTGGACAAAAGAACAGCCTGAGTCTATACAACAATGGATAACAGGAAATACTGACGATGCTGATTTAGCTTCACGTGCTCTAGATTTGTTTAAAAAAGATTTTGGAATATCTTCTTCTGAAAAGAAAAAGTCATCTTCTAAACCGACTAGACAATCTGCTGCAGATATGGTCTCCACTAAAACAACTAGTGTAGATACTAAGCAAGAGAAAGTTTGGTCAGAAAGGGAGATTGCTGCCATGAGCGTTGCAGAGTTTGATAAATACGAAAGTGAAATCAGCGATGCTATGCAAGAAGGCAGAATCATTAAATAAACTATAACTTAAAGGAGAAAGTATCATGGCTCAATATTTTGAACCCGGAACGGATACTGATGCTAACTTTGCTAACTCCGCAAGTGGACAGACTAATAGTTTCTTTTTACCTTCGGTTTACTCTAAAAAGGTTTTAAACTTTTTTAGAAAAGCCTCGGTAGTAGAAGCTATTACTAACACCGACTATGCCGGTGAGATATCCTCTTTCGGAGACTCAGTAAAGATTATCAAAGAACCAGTAATTTCTGTGTCTGATTACACAAGAAATTCTGATACTACAGAAACTAGACTAACAGACCAAGAAATTACTTTGGTTGTTGATAGTGCCAAAGCTTTCAAATTCATCGTAGATGATATTGAAACTAATATGTCACATGTCAACTTCAAAGAAGTAGCTTCTAGCTCTGCTGCATATGCATTGAAAGATTCATATGACGCTGCAGTTATTGCTGTTATGTTTGCAGGATTATCTGCTTCATCACCAAACCACGTGTTAGGTGCTGATAGTGCAACTGATTTAGGAGCAGGAGTCTTTGATGGCTCTGGTGCTGCTGACATTGGTAGTGGTGGTTCTGAAACTGACCCTCTAGACCTTATGGCTAGAATGTCAAGACTATTAGACGAACAAAATGTACCTGAAGAAGGTAGATGGTTCGTTGCAAGTCCTGACTTCTACGAAGTTCTAGGACAAACCTCTTCTAAATTACTATCTGTCGACTATAATGGTGGACAAGGTTCTCTTAGAAATGGTTTAGTGGCTAGTGGAAAACTACGTGGTTTTGATATGTACAAGTCAAACAACATTGCTGCAACATCTAATGCTGCCGGTAAATGTTTAGCAGGACATATCAGTTCTACTGCAACTGCTAACACAATTCTTTCAACAGAAGTGTTGAGAGACCCAACATCGTTTGGGGATATTGTTAGAGGTCTTCACGTCTATGGTGCGAAAGTACTTAGAGATGAAGCCTTAGTAGGTGCATTCTACGGTATCGATTAATACCAACTCGTAAGTGGGGAGGGTTTTCCTTCCCCCTTACACTTTAAAAGGATATATTATGTGGGATTACAACAAATGGTTACAGAACGATTTTAATACTAGAATAGTAGGTAAGTGGTTTAAAGAAGAACCAAAAAAGAAAAAAGAAACTAAAGAAGAAAAATAAATATGGCAACTTCATTTCTAACATTAACAAATGATATTCTTAGAGAACTTAATGAAATTGAATTAACTTCTGCAACTTTCGCAAGTGCAAAAGGAATTCAAAAGTTTGTAAAAGAAAGTATAAATAAATCAATTAAGGATATAGCCAATGAAGAACCTCAACTTCCTTTCTTTTCAGTAGCAGCAAGTGGAGGTACAGACCCTTTTTATGGTAACGTAACTGTAGCTTCTGTTGCAGGAACTAGATGGTACATATTAAAAGCAGGAAGTTCTAGTATTATTACAGATTATTCATCTGTGGATTGGGATGACTTTTATATAACAACAATAAGTGTTAGTGGTGAATCTGCTCCTTATGTTTCAAAAGGATTAAAATTTATTACATTAGATGATTGGACTAGATATCTAAGAGATTCAGAAAATCAAGATGATGCAGATAGTCAAAACTATGGAGAACCACAATATGTTATCCGTAGTCCAGACCATCGTAAGTTTGGTTTAAGTCCTATACCTGATAAAGTTTATAATGTGCATTTTTATGCTTATAATGCACCAACAGTTTTATCAGCTTATGGAGACGAAATAGTATTACCAGACCAGTACACTAATGTAATAACAGCCAGAACAAGATATTATGTATGGCAGTTTAAAGAAAGTCCACAACAAGCAGCTTTTGCTTTAGATGATTATAAAAAAGGTATGAAACAAATGAAGTCTAACTTAATTAATCCAAGCCCGTCTTATATGTCAGATGATAGAAGGTATTTTTAATGCCTACATCACAGCCTTATACAGTAGCAGTAAATGGAGGATTAGTAAGCTCATCTAATGTTATAGATTTACTTAAGACTCCCGGAGTTGCAAAAGATTTAAGAAATTTTGAAGTATCCATAGAAGGTGGATATAGACGTATTAATGGTTATCAAAAGTTTGGTACTACTAATGCAACGAGACCTACAGGTAGTGCTACAAATATATTAGGTACATTTACATATGCTGATGGTGTTATTGTTACAGCATCAACAGGAATATATTTTAGTAATGATGGAGCGACTTGGATAAATATTGGAAGAAGTTCAGTATCCGGAAGCGGTGATAACTATTCAACCTTTACAGGAAGAAGTACTCTAACTAGAACTGGACAAGGGCAATGTCAATTTACATTATTTGATGGACCTACGTATGATTATGGTCAAGTTATTATTGCAGATGGAGCTAATAAACTTTATAGTTTTAGAATGGAAGGAACTGGTGATTTAGATTCTAGAACATTTTTTACAGAAGAGATAACAGTTACAAGTACAAAATATGTTAAGTATGTTACAACTCATGATAAACATTTAATAGCTGCAGGAGTTGAAGATAATTTAAGTACATTATACTATAGTGGAACACTAGACCCAACTGATTTTACAAGTACAGGTTCAGGTTCAATAGTATTAGAAGACCAGATAGAAGGAATAAGAGGTTTTCGTAATGAACTATTTATATTTTGTACTAATAGTATATTTAAACTTATAAATATTAATAGTTCAAGCACTGTTGCAATAGTACCAGTTACAAAGAACGTAGGTTGTTTAAGTGGTTATAGTATTCAAGAAATAGGTGGTGACTTAATATTCTTAGCACCAGATGGATTAAGAACAGTAGCCGGTACAGCAAGAATTGGTGACGTTGAATTAGGAACTGTTAGTAAAGCTATACAACCTCTTGTTACTAATTTAACAGAAAATATTAATAGTTTTGTAATAAGTAGCGTTGTACTAAGAGATAAATCTCAATATAGATTATTTTATAGTAATACAGGCTTAGAACAAACACAACAAAAAGGAATAATAGGAACACTTAGACCAGAAGGATTTCAATGGTCTGAAACAAGAAGTTTAGAGGTTACTGCGATTGGTTCAGGATTTGATAGTAGTAATGTAGAACAATATTATCATGGAGATACTGAAGGATATATATATCAACATGATACAGGTAATAATTTTGATGGTACTAATATATTAGCACGATACGAAACACCAAACTATGATTATGGAGATTTAGGAACATTAAAAACTTTACATTATGTTAGAGTATCTGCAAGTGCGGAAGGCATTGTAGAACCTGATATACAAGTTAGATTTGATTATGGGAATACAGATATCCCACAACCACCAGATTTATTTGATATAGGAGTTATAAATCCTCCTTCAAAGTTTGGTGATGCATTGTTTAATACAAATGTATTTGGTGGTGGTGATAACCCTTTAATAAGAATTCCATTACAAGGTAGTGGAACAAGTAATAATTTTACCATTATAAGTAACGATACAAAGCCACCCTATACTATAAATGGTTTTTATGTAGATTATATACCTTCAGGCAGGAGATAATAAATGGCACAAACATACACAAGACAAAGTTCATTCGCAGATGGAGATACTATCACAGCAGCTTTATTCAATAATGAATATAATCAATTAGTAAATGCATTTACATATAGCTCAAGTAGTGATAGTTCTACAGGGCACAGGCATGATGGAACAGCAGGTCAAGGTGGTAATATACATACTATAGGTGACTTAGACTTTTTAAATAAGATAGTTGCAGATAGTACAAATAATCGATGGGGCTTCTTTGTTGAAGTATCCTCTTCAGCAGTAGAACAAATTAGAATAGCAGATGGTGTAGTATCACCAGTAACAGATAGTGATGTAGATTTAGGAACGAGTTCACTATACTTTAAGAATGCTTATATAGATGCAATAACAACTACAGGTAATGTATCTGTAGGTGGTAACTTAGATGTTACAGGAACAATAGACTTTAGTGATTCAGCAATAACTAATGTAGGAAGCATTCAATTAGACAGTATTGCAGGTGATGTAGATTCAAATACCTCAATAACTTTTAGTGGCTCAGATGTAATTACTGTAGCAGCAGGAGGAGATAACCAAGTTACATTTACAAATGGAGCTATCGTACCTTCTACAGACAATGATATAGATTTAGGAACAAGTTCAGTAGAATTTAAAGATGCTTATTTTGATGGTACAGTTACAACTGATGCTCTTGTAGCAGATACAGCAGACATTAATGGTGGTACAGTAGACGGAGCAACAATAGGTGCTAGTTCAGCAACTACTATTGTTGGTACAACTATACAAGGAACAACTATAACAGCTACTACAGCTTTCGTACCTGATGCATCTGATGGTGCTGCTTTAGGTACTAGTTCTCTAGAGTTCTCAGATTTATTCTTTG